CCAGTCTTCCAGTCGGACACCAGCAGCACGTCGTCCTCAACATGATGGGCGCAGTCGATCTTGATCCGCACCCAGCAGTTGACCCAATCATCCCACCTGGATTTATCCCAGTCCTTGGTGAACGCCCAGGTCTCTTCTACCGTTGGCGGCAGGATCTTCTTGCCGTACGCCTTCCGCAGAGTCTTGAACTCATCGGCGAAGATCTTCAGCTCCTTCGGCAACGTCGCCACCAGACCCTTGATATACTTCTCAGCCTTCTTGTGTATCTCATCACCACGGGCCATGGCCTCATTGGGAGGCTCCTTGATGCGGTCGATGAACGACAGCTTCGCCTTCAGCGGGCAAAGCTTGTAGGTCGCGTAGCGACTGAAAGACCAGCTGGTCAGCTTCTTCATTTGATCACCTTACCCTTCTTGTCGTAGTCCTTCAGTTCGTTCCAATTGGTAGTTGACACCGCGCCTTCGCTGAGGATCGGTACGTCAAATTCCACGCTTTCCATCGTCTTACGCATCACCTCCATCTCGTCCTGCCACCCAACCCTGTTAGTGGATGCCGTCAGCTGGTCGTGCACGTTGAGAAGAATTCTGGTGGTCGGCTTCTTAGCTGCGTGGAAGCGGATGATCGCCTCCTTGGTGCAGTCGGCACCAGACCCTTGAATGAGGGTGTTGACCAGCTTGTAGTCAAACGTTCTCATGCGACCTTCCACCAGCTTAGGCGGCTCGCAGTAGTACTCGCGCCCTCCCCACGTGCGAATCGGCTTGTTCTCCTTGGCGACAAGCTTCATGTCGCTGTACATGTCCTTCAGGCCTGGGTAGAGATCCAGGATGGCCTTCTTCAAGGCCTTCGACTCGTCAACCGGCATGTCATTCTTCATCGCCAGCTTAGCCACGCCCATCCCGTAGATCAGCCCGAGGTTCGTGTTCTTCACCGGCTTGCGATCGTAGATCTTTCCTACGTTGGCCAGCTCGTCTCTCGCGTTGTCGTGGAAGTCAATCCAAGGGTTCTCAAGGTACTTGTCCATGAGGGCCCCACCCTCAAAGTGAGCCAAGATGCGAGGCTCCTGCTGAGAGTAGTCGCGGTCGATAAGGATCTGACCTGGGAACGCTGTGATGTACGACCTGACCATGGGCAGCGGCGGTAGCTTGATTGGCGGCTTTGGCAACCCAGAAGACAGGTACCTGGGAACTTCGACAAAGATGGGTTTGAACTCGTTGGCGATGTTCTGGAAGTTGGGCGTGCTGGAAAGCCTGCCCGTTCTGGTCCCAATGGTATGATCGCCAGACGGCGACTTCACCTGGTTCCACGTGGTGAAGATCAAGCCGCCAGACAACTCGGCCATCTTCAACCACGGTATCATGAACGTGTCCAGACAGGTGGCCAGCTGGGCTCTGTACTTCAGCATCCCCAGCATCACCTTGTCGGTGACCGCCCCCATCAAGGCTTCTTTGTTGGTCTGGTACTTGCCAGAAGCCGTCAACGGCAGAAGATCCAGATCCACCTTCTTCACCCTGACCAAGGCCTCAATCAGCTGCTCGCCTGAATTCAGGTTGATGTCAGGAGACGCCTTGAGCTGCTTGATGATCCATGCATCAACGCTATGGCGAGTCTCTGAGTACATGGCCACGTCAGACCGCAGCCGCTTGAGATCCACCGGCACTCCTTGTCTCTCCATCTCAAGCAAGATGGGCATGAGCTGGCGCTCTCGGTCGTACGCCGCGTCCATACCCCTGGCCGAGATGCTGGGCCTGAGAAGCTTGAAGATCTCGTCGGTCCTGATCACGTCACCGTCGGCATAGTCTCCAACCAGGTCCCCAGGGGCATAGGCGATGTACCGGCCAAAGTAGTGGTCTGAGTTCTTGGCCTTGCTGATCTTCACCCCAGGTACAGGCTGGTTGCTCACCAACCAGTCAGCCACCGCGTCCTGCTCATCTGGCGGCATACCGAGCAACCGCTCAGCTGCCGGCTTCAGACCCAGCTCCATCTGGTTGGGATCATCCAGAAAGATCAGGAAGAGAGTGTCGTGGATCTTTGTCCAGTGGGGAACAGGCAGCCCCATGTGCACGTCGGCCACGTCCACATCAAACTTGCCATTCTGAAAGAGGACACCGTCAGGATTCTCATAGGCCTTCCTGACAGCTTCCCGAGCTTCCCCAAATTGGCAGTTGTTCCCAGTCGGGTGGCCAAACGCATAGTACCTCGGCTTCTTCCCAGGGTACTTGATCGAGACACCGACCGGGTGCGGAGGATAGAAAGGCCGTGACTCGATCCCAAGCGTCTCAAAGTCGATGACGACTGGCTTCTCAACCCTTGATGGCATTGCCGATCTCCTTCCGTTCACGAGCAGCCCTGACCCTATTGAGTCGACTATGGATCCTCAGCGCGAACACCTTCCTCTTCGGCCCATCCAGCTCTACCTTGAGAAGCTGCTCACATGTCTTCTCGTCAGCCAATCTGATGATCTCGTTCAATTCCACCCATGTGCGAATTGGTTTCACGTCTTCTCCGTTGGGTCAGGGCACAAGCTCAGTACTTGCGGGGCTTCTTCTTGGCCGGCATCGAGTGGACAGTCCGCTTGCCCTTCACCTTCTTGTCTCCTTCTTCCGGCTCGGGGTAGGCGAACATGATGTTGGCCAGTGCTTCTTCACGCCGGTCCATGACGATCTGCATCACCTCGTCGGGGACGTTCTCCAGCGGCTCGAACAGAACGATGAACTGGTTGTTGGGATCCGCCTGTACTTTGATCTTGGTGATCAGACCATGGGGCGGACGCTTCAGGGTGGCAGCACTGGTCTTGACGTACCCACCGTAGGCTCGGATGGAAGTGGGCGGGATCTTCAGGTAGCCGATGCCGGCCGACTTCCAGTGCTCCAGGTCCTCGTACAGATCCAGCTTGCCGTTCTTGAACACGCCGGCGGGAATGAGGGCCAGTCGGCGGCCATTGCGGCAAGCCTTGCCCTTGCCACGCTCGGCGGTGCCGAACTCGTTGTGCTCGCACCCCTTACAGATGTCGCTCTGAGCGTTGCCGGCCTGCACCACTTGGTCGAACGGCTTGAGCTCCTTCTCTTCGTGGGCGTACGCGTAGCACGTCGGCGCCGACGGGTTCTGCGGGTCGTACTCTTCCTGATAGTACACGTTCTCGAAGATGGCATCCAGGATCACGACGGCCATCTGGTTGTCAGGCATGGGCGAGTCATTCCAAGACAGGATGCCTCCCTTGGTGCTGAACATCTGACCACCGCCGGAGTTCACCTCGATGGCTGCCGCGGCTTCGGCTTGACGGGCGAGTTCCTCGTCCCACTTGACGAGGGCGGTGCTCTTGCTGGGTTTCTTTGCTGCCATTTCTACTCTCCTTGGTTGACGCGGGTGTTGACATCTCTCCAGCTGTACACGACAGGGTGCCAGCCAGCCTTGATTTGCTTGCGACGACGCTCGGCTTCTCTGAAGCTGGAGACCTTCATCTCCTTCTTCTTGGCATTCGCGATGTACAGCTTCGACAGCGGATCGCGTTCGCCTCTGTTGGGAACCAAAGCCGTTGCCGCCAGCATACCAGCCAGCACGGCAACAAGATTCGTGATGTTTTTTCCACGACCAAACATGGTGTTCTCCTAGAACGTAGTGGGTTGAGCGATGCCCCGCATCACGGCCATGAAGCCCTTCTGCAGGTCCGTCGCGCCGATGCTGATCCAGCGCTGGTCGAGCGCGATGCCCGGGTCTGACATGATGCTGGGGTTCAACTGACAACCCCGCAGCTTTTCAATGTACGCACCGACCAGTTCGGCAAGTGCCTTACCCTCGTTCATCAGCTCGACTTCCTTCTCGCTGAGCTGGCGATAGCCGGTGATCTTTGGCTGCTGAAACGTTTCCATACGGCTCTCCTAGACTTTGTTGATGCTCACGGACTTGTAGTGGAACAGCTCAAGGCCCTCGATCTTCTCGCCATCGGCGATACGAAGGTTGATGGCTTCGTCAGCCAGACGACGCTGCACCATGTCGTAGGCCTTCTTCTTCACGATGTACTTCCAGACCTTGTCCCAGTCTGCTGCCCGCCACGTCGACTTCTTGTTGATGGTGACGCGGGCCAACTTCCCAGCCACTCCGCTGGCTTCAGACGCGGGGAGCTCGTTGATGATCTTCTCCTTGATGCGCTTCTCCAGCTCCTCGAGAGCCGCGACCTCGCGAGACAGGGCCAGCCGCTTCTCCTTGGTCTCGTAGAGAAGGTCGGCGCAGGCCCCAATGGTCTTGGGGATCTTCACTTCAGGTTTCTTTGGCACGGTATACTCCCTCAGCTGTTGGTTGATTGTACTTCAAATTCTAGTCCCTAACCTCCCAGCGTCTATAGAACGGGAACGGCAGGCTCCATGAGAACGCATGAGCGATGATCGGCGTCTGGATGGTAAGGTTTCCTATGAACACTCCGCTTTCCAGGTGGATAAGCTCCGACCCACCTAGGATCAGGTAGCGTCCAGAGCGCACCAGGTAGTAAGCGCATGTTGGCGGACGTAGCGGTCCAAACAGGATTCGCGTTTTCATGGCTGGCCCTCCTTGTTTATCCACCCGTAAACAGCCGCGATGGCCGCCGCTCGCAAAGGCTCGTTGTCAGCCTCAGCTCTAGCGTAAGCGCAAACGGCGTTGACTACGACCATCGCCCGCTCAAGTTCCGCGCGGAGCATCTCAATCTGCTGATCGCGGCGCACTATTTCAGCAAAAATACTCTTGCCTCTGCGGTCGTAGGTCCGCATGTTTACTTCCCTGCTCTCCGGTAGTAATCCACCTCCGCCTCGCAGCTCATGATCGCGTAGTGGTCCACGTACATGCCACCAATTCCCTCAGCCGCCAAGCCGCTGGACATGCCTCTCTGCTGGAGGCACTCGCCCATCGTCGGCGGCTTGAGAGTGCGCGGCTTCTGAGGCGCGCTGAGTTGGGCGCAGGCGGACAGAGAAAGAACCAGGCACAGCAGAAAGATCTTCATGAAGACACTCCTTGAAGGAAGGACCCGCCGAAGCGGGCCCGTTGTTGATCACACCAGAGCCAGAGCTCGTTCCAGGGCTTGGGTCTTCAGGCCGTCGCCGCGACCGAACCAGGCCGAATCCATCCGGTGGCTGGCAGTCGACGCGCGAGCGTGATGGTCGACGAACTCAGTCACCGCATTCACTACGCCCCAGGCAGTACCCTCGGTGCCGGCCAAGGTGCCGCCCATCGCAGAGCTACCGAACAGATCCATGATCTTCTGGAACTGCTTGGACTTCCGAACGTCTTCACCCAGGACCGTCTTCGTCTCGGTCAGGAGAGTCGCCACGAACTCCGAGGCACGTTCCTGCGCCATCGAGACCGAAGCCAACTGGCGGGCAGACTTCATGAAGGTACCGAAGTTGTCGCGGGCGAGACCGAGTTGCTGCTTGACGGACTCAGCGTCGAAGTGGCTCGTGTGGCGGATGCTGACTTCGCGCTTGGCCTTACCAGACAGAGCCATGCTGAGGGTGTTGTTGCACACCACGCGGACAGTCGTGAAGCGAGCCGTGGTGGGCATAGTGCCGTCGCAGCTGCTGCTCAGCAGAAGGTAGCCATCCACCTTGTCCTCACCGACCACAACCGCCGACTCACCGATGCTGGCCAGCGCCCAGAACTTCCGACCGCCGAACATGGTACCGGCCGTGTGCAGCTTGTAGCCGTTGCCGTCCACGAGGTCGCGGAAGAACTCCAGCACTTCCTTCGGCTGGACAACCTTGTACTTGGGGCTGACGATGCCCAGGGAGGCTTTCGTGTCCTCGCGGAACAGCACCAGCTGGTCGTCCATCGTCTCCATGACCGTGGAAGGATCTGCCAAGTCGCCGGTGGCGTAGCGGACCTTGGAGCGGCGGATGCGCCAGTCCATCCCTGCGGCCACCTGCCACTGCTCGAGGGTGGCGTCCTGCTCCAGCTCTTGGCCAAGCCCGTGCCACGGCGTTTCGCCGACGTAGGCCATTTCGGTGAAGCCGTTCTTGCGGATCGTGAGTGCGTGCGACATGGTCATCTCCTGGGTTGATGCGGTCGTGCGTTGACCGTGAGTAGATTCTAACCAACCGCCAGGTTCTTGTACACAGTTATTTTCATCGCCGATCAAAAAATTTTTTCAGGTACTCTCCATTTTCAATGATCCATCTAAGTACGGTTTCGTTAGGAACGTTTTCGTAATTGACGTCGACTATTTGGTTGCCGCTTTCGTACCACTGGCAAAAATCAAGGTTGGCTTGGTGTGATTCAGCCAACTTGAGTGACGTGAATAGCGTCCCATCCGTAGCCTTGTACGACTGAACCACTTGTACCACCGAGATCTTCTTTTTCATCACAAATCCTTTTCGTCCCTGAACCCAAGGAACACCGGGAACCTCGGCCGGTCCTTGGCTCCGACCAGCTGGCTCTTGTACTTGACGATGCGGTCAAGCGGAGGGTTGGCCCAGTACTCTCGGCGCTGTGTCTCGGTGAAGCCTGTCCCAATGTCGAAGATGACCCCAGTGCCCCGGTCTCTGACAGTCAACGACCCAAGCATCTCGTCAGAAGCGATCTTGCCCATCATCTTGGACGACCGTTCTTTGTGGCCCAGCGCGTTGATTGTGGCCTCGTTGATGTTGTGCTCCAACGGGTTCACCGCCATGACCACCGCCTCTCCGTCCTCAAACCTCTTCAGCTTCATGAGGTACCCCTCTTTGAGGGTAGACCTGCCGTGCTTGTACAGACCAGACGGAGACCTGACCATCGTGCCCTCGTAGCCCTGGCTCAGAGCCTGAGAATCAAACGCCAGCAGCTCCTTCTCTGACTCGATGGTGGCGTGGTGAAGAAGGTTGATGTTGATCCAGGCCGATGGTGTCCTGTTGTCCAGCATCTTCCCCAGCGCCTTGTAGCGGTAGAGGAACGGCGTGTGCATCTGGGCTTCGGTGTAGTCGAAGACGTGGAATGTCAGTTGCCCGACTTCCTCCATGTCCAACTCCCTCTTGCTCATGACGAGGGACGAGGTCTGATTGAACACGTCCTTGGCGTACGGCAGACCCACGATCAACTCGCCGTCCATGCCATGGAACTCCTTCCTCCCGAACATCTTCTGAACGGTCGGGTTGGGGATCGGCTTCAACGACCTGCTGAGAGCCACCCCGTCCTTGATGATGCACCGAACGCCATCCAGCTTGACGCTGGCCATGACCGGGTAGGTCAGGTTCAGGTTGTTCGGATCCAACGAAGCTGCGAGCATGGGTTTCATAGTACCCCCGATCCTTTGCATGTGGGGCAGATGGTGCTGCCCACGTAGAAGCCACCGATCACCTGACGCTTGCCTTTTCCTTGGCACATGGGACAAGGCTCAATCCTCTTGTCCGGTGCCAGCTCAAGGGCTTTCTCGTACGCCTTCCTTGCCTGATAGAAAGCGTCAGGGTCTCCACCACGGTCTGGGTGCAGCTGGCCTGCAAGCTCCCGCCACCTTGCGATCACCTCGTTCTTGGTGGCATCTTCATGCAGGCCAAGGTCACTGAAGGCGCTCACGTGAACACCCCAGACAGTACGATCAGCTTGATGACGTACTGGCCGAAGGCGACGATGACCGCGCACCCAAGGCCCAGAAGGCCTATGAGCAGAGCTGAGAAGCAAAGCCCAGCTACGATCCAGAACGCCACGGCCAGCATGTACCCTACTGCTTTGACGTAGTCCATGTGTGTCTCCAGATCAATACGGCGGGAAAGCGCTTCCGGTGAAGTAGTCGCGGAGGTTCGCCTTGTCGATAACCATCAGCACGAGCACCGCCCAGAATTGCCAGTCGTTGTACCTAATACCGGCCGTGTACAGCACGAACGCCATCGCGGCGTAGATGGCAAGCCCTACGATAGTGTTGACCATGCTCCCTCCCTTTTCTCAGACTCCCACTCCAAAAGGATGGCGGCTCCAGCATACACCATAGCCCCCAGCACCTCGTTGACAAACTCCGTTCCGACCTTGGTGGACGCCGCTTCCTCCAGCTTCTTGGCGGCCTGGCCAGTGAGAAACCCGCGGCCGTGAAGCTTGCCATAGTGGTGCCACGGCTGCTCCATGAAGGGGACGGTGTTGCCTCCGTGCCTCTGCCCCTTGCCGTACATAGCCTGGTTGATGGCGGCCATGAAGACAGGATACAGCGGGTGGGACGTCATGGCTTCTGTGGCGCCGTTGACGTCTTCAATCTCTTGACTCTTCTGCATAGAGCACCTCCAAAAGAACAGGGTAAGTAGCGAGCAAGACATCTCGGCATTTCTCCGCGATTTCGCGATGCTCCTTCTGCGTACCTGGCTCGCACCGCAGTTGAACGTAGTGGATCCAACTCCGCACGGATCCGGCCATGTACATCCTGGAAGGCGTCATGCCCTCAGGCAGAACTGCTCTGGCCACCTCCTTGGCGACCCCAAGCTCAAGGGCCTGGTTGTAGATGGAGCTGGCGAACGCGGCAACGTCGCGCTGCTTGCGTGTCCACCAGTTGCCCAGCGCTTCGTCGTCATTCTCCAGTGACCCCTGTCGGTTCTTGGTGTCTTGTAGCCTTGCCTCCCTCACTTGGTAGGTGTCGGCCACCTTCGAGTAGCGCTGGCTGAACTCCTGAAAGCTGAAGGACCGGTGGCGAAGGATCTGTCGGGCGATGTCTCTGGTCGTCTCGATGTACATCACCATGTGAGCCATCTCGAACGGCGACCAGTGGTTGTTGCGTGACATGTACCCCAGCAACCTTTCTGCCGTGCCGTGGTTGTCCTGGTTCTCGGGGTTGGACACGCGAGCCACGAACGCAATGAACTCGAGTGGGAGCATGTCCGTGGTGGGGGTAGTCAAGGCCACCAGCTCGACGACCGGCTTCACGAGTCCACCCTTACCAGGCCGTTGATAAACTCGAGAAGGTCGCCCTTGGCCAGCGGGATGTCGGCCTTCTCAATGTCGACCTCGCTACGCTTGAGGCTATGCTTCTCCATCCATTCCTTCTTGACGGCGGTCGCGCAGGCCTGAGTTTCGGCGTAGTGCTTCAGATGATATACGCCGTTCTCATCGCTGATGGCGGCTGTGACTTTGTAGCAACGCATGTCATCCCCTCCTGCTGGCAAGTTCGTTGGCGATCTGGATCTCGTCCACCACGGCCCAATCCTCGCTGAGGATATCGGTCTGGCTGGCCAGCCATGGCACCTTGGCGCCGTTGGGGTAGGCCGGATGGTAGAGCGGGTAGACCATGTAGATGTAGGGCAGCGTCATGTCTGACTTCGAGTCCGGCTCGCGAAGCCGCAGCCACATGTACTTGCCGTTCCACCCGGACCTTGCCACGGAACGCCCTGTCTTCAAGGCCTCCAGCGCCAGACCAAAGGTCATCTGGTCGATGGGCATGTAGGTCTCCTCAAAAAGGTCGCCCGGTAACCACGCCTCGTGTCCGTCACCGTAGAGAACGCGGTACCCAGGAGTGGCGGTGTCGTTGCTCCCACCCTTGGTGAAGCGAATTTCGCGGTAGGCTGAGACCACCTTGATCCCGATGTACCTCTTCAACTCAGACATGAAACCCTCCAGTTTTCATTGCGTGGAAAAAAGGGCCGAGACCACTTGATCCCAGCCCTTGCCGCCAGCAGCCGATTAGGCAGCTTCCTTGATGTCGAACACCAGGTTCTTGAAGGTTTCCTTCACGCTCTTCTTGACCAGCTTGTCTTCCAGCCGGTCCAGAATCTGCGACTCCACGTCCTTGATCATGCTCACCACCTTCTTGGTGGCGTCCTTGACGGCCGCGGCGGTTTGCTTTTCCACGAGGGCGGCGACGGCCGGGTCTTCCAGAAGCTTCTTGCTCATTTCACTTTCTCCTGTGTTGTCCTGCGTTCCGCTCAATTGCGTACTTACAGTCGGATGGTTTTTGCGTCGGGACGTTCCCTCAGCTGGGCTCGATCCTATCTAGAACCGAGCCCACTGTAAATACTTACGAGTCGTATTTACTCTTTCTGTTGGGCTTCGTATGCTCCGTGTAGCCCTCGTTCTTCCAAACTCTCGTGTCAGAGTCGGGCGTGGGGAACCACCAGCCGGTCCCATCCTTCTCCACCACTACGTCTACTGCCCGGTGGGCGCGAAGGTGGTGAAGGGCTGCAGAGATCTGGGAGGAGTTTCTTCCTGTCATCTTGACCAGCTGCAGAACAGACGTGAAGTCTTCCTTCCTTTCTTGGAGGGCTTCTTCTACGAGCATGGTGGTGGTAGGTACTTGTCTACGCTTCATGATCTTACTCCCCAGAAAACAGGAACATGGCCGTGTCGCTCGTCAGATCCGCGATTCAAGCGAGGTTAACTAAAAACCCAGTTGAGCATCATTATGTAGTGGTCTGAGCAACAGACGCACATTGTTTCCCAGTAGACTTCGGAATACTGGGAGGCCTCAACACACTGGTCGTAAATGAAAAGATTGCTGTGCATAATAGGATCTCCTTACGCGCGAACGAGGATGTTGGCCCTGCCGAACTTGTAGACGCGGTAGGTCTGGCCGGCGGTCACGTACTGCTTGACGAACTTCGCGTCGCCCGAGACTGTCTTCTCGGTACCGGCGTACCAGTAAGAACCCGAGAACTTGATGTTCTTGCCGTCAGCCTCGATGGAGACGTCGAAGGACAGGTGGGTGATGCGCGGGCCGCGGCTGGTCTTGATCTGCTGCGTGACGGTGTAGGTAGCTTGCATTTTCGTTTCCCTCAGCGTGTTTGGTCAGTCGATGATATAGATTCTACACGCCTCCTGTGGGGTTGTACACAACTATTTTCAATATTTTTTGCTTGTCTTCTGTCTGTTGTTCCATCCGTCCAAGTGCTTCACCACCTCTTGCAAGCTGGCGTTCAGCCACTTGTCCGGCTGCCTGACCGCGTAGTACCTACCTTGGCTGCCGTCTCCCAGCCTTACTGGCCTACCACCCGACACCTGATGCAACCCGGCCCTTGCCAGCTCGCGGCTCAGCCCATTGGCCGTGGTCCTGCCCTTGCCCTCAGGATCATACAAGGCCAGCAGCTCAGATGACGTGAACAGGTCCTTCTGTATCTTCACGTTGCCCACCTTCAGCACGTGGTCAGGGTTCCCCATCAGGTCCCGAACCCAACTGGCAAGATCAGACCTTACGATCGTCGTCATCCGGTCCTTGGCCAGCGTCCTGAAGGCAGGAGCCGCCGGATTGAAGTCGCCAAGGTCCAGCTGCAGAAGGTGGTGGAACACGGCAGCGGCGCCACCTGAATCCAGCCATAGGTCATACTCGACGTAGAACAACTCGGACAACGGCCCCACCTGTATCTCGTGCACAAAGTGCCTGCGGTCGTCATCCTCTAAGAAGAACGAATCCGGGTGGTTGGCGGTGAAGAAGTAGTTGATGCAGTCGGGTATCTCGTAGGTAGGGATGTACTTCTTGTTCACCCGGATCTTCTGCTGCGTGATCAGCTTCTTCAGGAAGTCGTTGTCCTGCCGCTTGTCTGACCCGGTGATGTCATCGCCCATGATGAACTGCTTGCCCTCAGCCCATTCGTTGAAGGACCCGTGCAAGTCCGCTTGGTCAATCTCCGTGAAGTTCTCGCCATAGATCCTTCCAAGCGTGTACCCCACCAGCGACTTACCAGTGCCGTGGCGCACGCCGTGGAACAGAACCGAGCTGTACATCTTCACCCCTGGGTACTGCAGCGGATACGCGCACCACCTGAGGAACCATCTCTTAGCCTCTGGCTCTGAGCCGGTGAACAGGTGGTCAATCAGCTTCGTGAAGGGATCTATGCTCCCTGCCTTCGGCTCTGCTCCCCATCCAGGCCATGTGTTGAACATGTCCAGCTTCCCATGCACGAACTTCTCTGCCCCCGGCTTGTAGGTGATCTTATGCGCCTCAGTCCTCAGCGGCCATTTGAGCCAGTAGGCTGCGGCCGACACCGGGTTGTAGCTGACAGATCCGTCCTTCGTCAGCTTCCTCTCTTGGTACGTGACCGGCGCCTGCAGGTGATCCTTGAAGGCTGACGGGCTTGCTTTGAACCCAGTGACTTGGTCCACCACCATCCCTGGGTCTTGCACGTACACGTACCTCTTGTTCAGTGACCACAAGGGCTTGGTCAGGCCCAGAGGTTCGGCGTCATGCAGCAGCTTGGCGAACATGTCGTTGGCTGATGGGCCTGCGAACGTGAGGAAGTCATCCAGCCCCACCTTCTTGAAACCCTCCAGCGAGGGCAGGCTGACGATGTGCGAGAACGCACCCCTACGGGCCAACTCCTCCGACAGGTCATGCAACGCCAGGCACACCAGCGGGTTGGTGACGTAGTCCGAGTCGAAGCAGATGTACACGTTCCTTCTGGCCCAGTTGATGGGTTCAAGGCTTGGCAGCCACTCCAGACCCAGCTTGTTGCTTCTCCAGTTGTACACGCCACCAAGGCCCACGGTGGGGAAGCCTTCCTTCGAGGCCTTGGCTGCCTTCAGCTCACCCTCTGTCAGGATGATGGGCCTGTCCACGTCTTCCACCAACGTCTTCCAGTTGACGGTAGCTGGGTAGTAAGCGACAGGAGCCGTGTTAGGTTCCTGCACGTACCTCACCTCCTTCTTGTCTGTCATCTGGTCGAAGCCAGCGGGCCTTTCAAGATACCGGAGACGATAGAACGGCTTGCCGCCGGGCCAGTCCGTGATGGGCTCGCCTGTGTGGCTCATGTACTCGATCTTGAGACTGCAGAGTGGCTTGAAGGACGAATGCAGCGCCTGGGTCTTCGGACCATCCAGAGGTACCAGGTGGAGGCGCTTCCCGTCTTGCGGGGTGAGACCAGAGGAGGCAAGCTTGGCCTCGTACAGGTCTTGCAGCTTAGAGGCCATCTGAGAACCCTCCTGAGGCCAGGAGGAGCCGCCCGCCAGCCACTTGCTGAGGGTGGGAACGTGCCTGGAGGCCCAGGAGGGGACCAGCTGGCAGGCGGCAGGTAAGATTATACCTCAGTTTTCCACACATGGCACCCTCTCGATCGTAATGATGTCGTCTCCCAAAAGAAAGGTTGCGGCCTTGCCAGTGCTGTTCGCTCTGAAGACCTTCGACGCTACAGCTTTCGGCGTTTTTCCGAGAAAACCAGCCACCTCCTCGTAGTTGTTGAAGTAGAGAGATTCCTTCATGGACCGGCTCGTTACCTTGACGAGGCCCCAGCGCTTGGCTGCCGAGACCTTCATCTTCGACCTTGCGGTTTGACTCTGCTCTTCGTTCTGCCACCACTTTCCCCTATCAGTTTCCTTGTTTTTCTCATTGATGAAAGACATGACTTCTTCCACCTCTGTTTTGAGTTCTTCATGCTGCTGTAAGCTTAAACTCAAAATGATGCGATGCATTGAATCGGCGATGCTTGGCATTTTGGACTTTGCCCCTCAGCTAGAAAAAGACGTCGAAGATCGTACAACATTGCTCGCTACAGAATATACACAACTACAGTCCCTCCTATTCTCTATAACTCTCTCTAGTAATTATATATACTTATATATCTCTTCTTTTTCCATTCTAGAAGAATATAGAAAAATCTGTAGCTGTAGCAGGACAATGATCTTGGCCTGTTCCACTATTTTGTGGAATGTCGGCCCATACTGTGGGGAAAAAAGAGTGTACCGCCGAAAGAAAAGTGTTTACGATCTTAATTATTCGTGCTTAGCAACGTGTGGAGTGTGAGAAATGGTGGGAAAGAAGTCATCAGGGGACGGTGAGAAGAGGCCGACGTCCAAAGCCGCGCTCGCCGCTGCCAAATTGGCAAAGGACTCGGGCCTTCTTCCCCATGAATGGCTCCTCAGCGTGGCACGCGGCGAAGCTGTCAAGCACAAGCAGTGGAAGATCGTGTACGACAAGAACGGGCAGGAGAAATCGAGGGAACTGGTCGAGGTCGAGTATTACGCCGACTTCTCCACAAGGGTGGACGCCGCCAAGGCTGCGGCCCCGTACTACGCTCCGAGACTCGCGTCTCAGGTCCTGAATGTGAAGGGAGGGAATGAAGCTGTGGCCAACGCGCTCCTTGAAATCGCCAACAAGTTGCCTGTCTGAGCATGGCAGCAGTTGTTGATCAGGGCCTCCAACTCTCTGCCAGACCGGCGGAGATTGCCCGTTGGTACAAGCTCAAGGAGCACCCCATCCAGACGGCGTTGGTCAATGACCAGGTCCGCTTCAAGGTGGTTCCTGCCGGCCGCCGCTCAGGCAAGACAGAAAGGGCCAAGCGCTTCGTCGTCCGCGAGGCGATGCGCACCCCAGCCCCGTACTTCGTCGCAGCTCCCACCCGAGACCAGGTCAAGCGGATCTACTGGGAAGACCTGAAGCTTCTGACGTTCTCGTCGCTGCACAAAGAGCCGCCTCGTGAGAGCACGCTCATCATCTATCTGCCCAACGGTTCCACCATCTCGCTGATTGGTCTTGACCAGCCGCAGCGGATGGAAGGTGTGTACTGGGGCGGAGGCATCGTCGACGAGATCGCAGACACCAAGGCCACCGCCTGGGAAGAGAACATCTCGCCTGCCCTCGACACCTTCAACCCCAGCGCGCCTGACTTCAGGGCGTGGTGCTGGTTGATCGGTGTGCCTGAAGGCCTGAACCACTACTACGATATCGCTGAGTACGCCAAGACGTCGGGCGATCCTCAGTGGAAGTTCTACACGTGGAAGAGCGCGGATATCCTGCCGCCTGACGTTATCGAGGCCGCCAAACGGCGCATGTCTCCCCGCCAGTACCGGCAGGAATACGAGGCCAGCTTCGAGACCGCAGCAGGTAGGATCTACGAGGACTACGGTCCCGAGAACGCGACGAACGAGGTGATCCAGAGCCATGAGCCTCTTCTTTGGTTTCATGATTTCAACTTTAGCCCTCTCAGCTCTGGTATCGGTGTACGCCGCGGCGACAACCTCTTTGTGCTGGATGAAATCATACTCTTCTCCGCCATCTCGAGGCAGTCGGCCTTCGAGTTCGTTGACAAGTTCCGCAACCATGGAAACAAGACGGTCGTGGTTTACGGCGATCCCGCAGGTCGTGCTGGTGAGAAGCACGGCCACTTCTCGGACTACACGGAGATGGAGCACGTGCTCCGTCAGAACGGATGGACAGTCGAGCGCCGTGTCAAGGCGGCGGCACCTGCGATCCGCGACAGGCAGAACGCGGTCAGGGCCAAGATTAACTCGGCCAACGGCGAGCGGTCGCTGTTTGTAAACACGACCAAGGCTCGGTACCTGCACAAAGGCCTGTCGACGGTGCAGCTCAAGGAAGGATCCTCGTTCTTGGAGGAGGTATCGGACTTCCAGCACATCACCACTGCTGTGGGGTACATGATCGACTACGAGTGGCCGGTTGTGCATCGTTCTCAGCCCGTCGAGCCTGTTATCCCCGTGCCCAACGTCAGCCCCATTGCGAGGAAGCGGTAGCATGAGCAGGCCCAGCAAAGAATCAATCCTTCGTGATGTGCACTCGAAAGCCATCACGCAGTTTGACGACATCCAATCGTCAGTCCGCGACGACCGGCTTCAGTGCTTGGACGACCGACGCTTCTACTCGATCGCAGGCGCCCAGTGGGAAGGGCCGTTCTACGAGCAGTTCCAGAACAAGCCACGCTTCGAAGTCAACAAGACTCAGCTGGCGGTTCTTCGCATCATCAACGAGTATCGCAACAACCGCATCACGGTGGACTTCATTCCTCGCGGTGGAGAAGGTTCTGACGATCTCGCCGACCTGTGCGACGGTATGTACAGGGCGGATTACGCTGACTCCACCGGCGACGAGGCGTGCGACAACGCCTTCGAAGAAGCCACGGCCGGAGGCATCGGTGCTTGGCGTCTGTGCACAAAGTACGAGGATGAAGAGGACGAGGAAGATGACCGTCAGCGCATCCAGTTCCTCCCCATCTTCGACGCCGACTCGTCTGTTTTCTGGGACCTGAACGCCAAGCGGCAGGACAAGTCCGACGCCAAGTACTGCTTCGTCCTGACCGCCATGTCGAGGGAAGCGTACAAGGAAGAGTGGAACGATGATCCGGCCTCATGGCCCAAGGACATCTACCGGCTTGAGTTCGACTGGTGCACGCCTGATGTCGTGTATGTTGCCGAGTACTACGTGGTGGTGGAAAAGAAGAAGACCATCCTCGTCTACAAGGATCTGGCTGGCCAGGAGAAGAGGTACACAGAAGAAGACTTCGAAGAGGATCCTGCTCTCGAAGAGACGCTCGCCGCTGTAGGAACGCGCCTGCACAAGAAAAAGCTGGTCACCGTCAAGCGAGTGCGGAAGTACATCATGAGTGGCAGCAAGGTGCTGAAGGACTGCGGCGAGATTGTCGGGCCCAACATCCCCATCATCATGACGTACGGCAAGCGCTGGTACATCGACAACCTGGAAAGAGCTCAGGGCCACGTGCGGTTGGCCAAGGATCCTCAGCGCCTGAAGAACATGCAGCTGTCGAAGCTGGGTGAGCTGTCCATCAAGTCGTCGGTGGAAAAGCCCATCTTCACTTCCAGACAGGTGCAAGGGTTCGCCACCATGTGGGCGGAGGATGACGTCAAGGACTACCCGTACCTGCTGGTCAACGAGCTGACAGACGTGAATGGCCAGCCGGTGGCACTTGGGCCCATCGCGTACACCAAACCACCTCAGGTGCCGCAGGCCATGGCAGCCTTGCTTCAGGTTACCGAGGAAGACATGCGTCAGATCCTTGGGGTGAACCCTGAGGCTGACAAGATGGTATCCAACATCTCTGGCGACGCCATCGAGCTGATTCAGACCAGGTTGGACATGCAGTCTTACATCTACATATCCAACATGGCCAAGGCCAAGAAGAGATGCGGCGAGGTTTGGCTGGGCATGGCGCGTGAGATCTACGTTGAGGACGACAGAGAGGTGAAGATCCTGTCATCTCAGATGGAACCGTCGACTGCCAAGCTCAACCAACCTAAAATGGGGGAGGATGGTGAGGTGATCGTGCACAACGATCTCTCCGAGGCCAAGTTTGACGTGTACGTCGACGTTGGCCCAAGCACCGTGTCACGCCGCAACTCGACCGTCAAGTCGCTGATGACCATGCTCGCAGCCACTGACGACCCCGAGACCAAGCAGGTGCTCGGCGCCTTGATCATGATGAACATGGAAGGCGAGGGTCTGCAAGACGTGCGCAGCTACTTCAGGTGGAAGCTTCTTCGCATGGGCGCCCTCAAGCCCACAGACGAGGAAACCAAGGAGCTGGAAGCTACGAAGCAAGAGGATCCGCAGTCGACGTACCTCAAGTCGGCAGCTGAGCAAGCGCAGGCTGAAGCCGCCAAGGCTCGCAGCGGAACCGTGCTGGACATCGCCAGGGCCGAAGAACTTCAGGCCAAGACTCTCAAGATCGCGTCCGAAATCGACGCAGCAGAACAATCTCAAGCCATCGAGGTTATGGACTGGATGGCAGGAACAACGGATACCACGGATACCACGGCCACCACTCAGCCGCGACAATGAGTGAGACATCCAGAAGGAAAGAGCAATGGCAGAAGCAGCAGCGAAAAGAGCAGTAGAGGTCTTCAACGAGGAACCCGAGACGGAAGTCGAGGAGACTCAGACTGAGACCACCGAAGCAGCCAACGAAGAAACGGTGGAGAACCAAACCACCGAGACTCAGCAGGCGGCCGAGGAGGAAGAGGTCGAGGAAGTCATCGTTCAGATCGGAGAGGAGTCGCTCACCTCGGCTGAACCTGCACCCCAGTGGGTGAAGGACCTGCGCAAGTCGCAGGAGGAACTTCGCAAGCGCAACAGGGACTTGGAGGAACAACTCCAGGCCACGAAGAAGGAGCAAGAGTCTAAGACTCTGGGCAAGAAGCCGACCATCGAGGATTTCGACTTCGACACCGAGAAGTTTGAGGCCGAGCTCATCAAGTGGCACGATCAGAGAACGAAGTTCGAGGAAGCTGCCGCCAAGAAAGCTGAGGTGGCGAAAGCTGAGGAGCAGGCCTGGCAGCAACGGCTTGCCGAGTTCGAGGAGGGCAAGAAAGCTCTCAAGGTCAAGGACTACGCGGACGCGGAGGCGGTGGTGCAAACGACCTTCTCTGTTGTTCAGCAAGGCATCATTGTCCAAGGCGCGAAGAACCCAGCGCTTCTGAACTACGCCATCGGAAAGAGCCCCGAACGTGCGCGCCAACTGGCAGCCATCACTGACCCGGTGAAGTTTGCCTTCGCCGTGGCCCAACTGGAGAAAGACGTGAGTGTGACAAGCAAAAGGAAGTCTCCGCCGCCGCCTGAAGAGCGCCCTTCTGGGCACAGCTCGGTGGCAGCCGGGGCTGATAAGCAACTGGAAAGGCTGCGTGAAGAGGCCGCCAAGACTGGCGACTACACGAAAGTCCACGCCTACAAACGTGAGAGACGTGGCTAGCTTTTCCTCTCATTAGAGGAAGTAACAAATGGCAAACGCATTTTCGAAAGAAGAACGGGTCGCCTTCGAGGACATCATCGAAGGTTTCCAGGACGCCCTCGTGCTGTCCCGCAACGTCTCGGTCTTCAACACCGACCAGACGATGATGGAGCGCACGAACAACGTCATCTGGCGCCCGCAGCCGTACATCGCTCAGTCGTACGCGGGTACGAACATGACGTCGAACTTCGACGACTACACGCAGCTCTCGGTGCCGGCAACCATCGGCTTCAGCCGAGCTGTACCGTGGACCATGTCGGCCACTGAGCTTCGCGACGCCCTTCAGGAGAAGCGCCTAGGCGACGCCGCCAAGCAGAAGCTGGCGTCCGACATCAATGTGTCGCTCATGACCGTGGCCGCCAACCAAGGTACGCTCGTTGTCAAGCGAACCGCGGCCGCGTCCGGCTTCGACGATGTCGCCCAGTGCGAAGCCATCATGAACGAAACCGGCGTGCAGACGTTCGATCGCTACCTGGCCCTGTCGACCCGTGACTACAACGGCATGGCGTCGAACCTGGCCGGTCGCCAGAACATGACCGACCTGCCGAAGACCGCATACCAGCGAGCCTACGTGGGCATGATCGCCTCGTTCGAGACGTTCAAGATGGACTACGCCATCTCGCTGCTGGCCCGCTCTGGCACCGGCGTGACCGTCAACGGTGCGAATCAGTTCTACACGCCCCGTGCAACGTCCACGGCCGGCACCGGTGAAACTGCCAACGTCGACAACCGGTACCAAACTCTCGCGGTCACGGTGACGTCCGGCACCATCCGCGTCGGCGACTGCTTCACGCTGGCAGGCGTCAACGCCGTTCATCTCATCACCAAGGGCGACACCGGTCAGCTGAAGACCTTCCGTGTCACGGCCATCATCTCCGGTGGCGGCGGCACGGGCAACATCCAGATCAGCCCGCCCATCATCTCCGGTCAAGGCGCCACGGACGCGGAACTGCAGTACAAGAACGTCACGGCCACGCCCGCCAACGGCGCCGTCATCACGTTCCTGAACACTGCGACTGCGAGCGTCAACCCGTTCTGGCAGAAGGACGCGCTGGAAATCCTGCCGGGTCGCTATGCGGTACCGACGGATGCCGGCGCTGCCGTGATGCGGGCCAGCACTGACCAGGGCATCGAGTTGGTGATGCAGAAGCAGTACGACATCAACACGATGGTGACCAAGTACCGTATTGATACCCTGTACGGCGTGGTCAACAAGCAGCCGGAGATGTCCGGTATCGAGCTGTTCAGCCAGCCGTAACCAACGTAGGGAAGAGGCTTCGGCCTCTTCCTTTCTCAGGAGAAAGAAATGGAAAACCCCAGAATGCTGTTCAAGGTGCCCGGCCCGCACAAGACTCACGAGGGCGCCTACGACTACACCATCGTGGACGAAACGAAGGTGGAAGACGCGGTGGCCGACGGATGGTTCAAAACGCTGCCTGAAGCCATCGAAGCTGCCAAGCCGGAGAAAGAACCTACCAAGCCGGCGGAAGAACCTGGCAAGGTCGAAGCCGCCAAGCCAGCCAAGAGGTAAGAACAAATGTCGTGGACGAAAAGAGAACTTGTTCTCCAGGCGTTTGCAGAGATCGGGCTGGCGGCGTATGTCTACGACCTGCAGCCTGAGCAACTGCAGACGGCGTTGAACAGGTTGGATTCCATGATGGCCACGTGGAACGCCGACGGGCTGAGACTTGGGTACACCATGGCGTCCCCGTCCACGACAGACCTTGACCAAGACTCTGGTCTGCCAGACGCGGCAAATGAGGCTGTGTATCTGAATCTCGCCATCCGTCTCGCTTCCAGCGTCGGCAAGATGGTGTCAGAGGACCTGAAGAAGACGGCGAGAGACGCGTACACGGCTCTCAGCGGTAAGTTCGCACAGGTGCCAGAACGACTGAGGCCTTCTGACATACCAGCCGGAGCAGGCAACAAACCGTGGAGGGTGTTTGGTGATCCGTTCCTTCCTCCTTCGCCAGATCCTGTAACCACTGGCCTTGACGGCGACGTGGATCTTTACTGAGGGCCTCATATGGCAACCATCAACCAGTTGTCCCAGATCGACCAGCTTCAACTGTCAGATCTGCTGGTCGTCTACGATTCGTCGAATTCCGACGCGCGTAAGGCTTCCATCACTCAGCTGAACGACCTGCTCCAGGAAAACTTGGACGTCCAGGACGATAAGCTGACTCAGTACTCGGCTCCGTCTTCCACCGGGTTCACGGTCAACGTGCAGGCTGAAGGAAGCACGTGGCTCGTGCTGACTCCGACAGGAGGCTTCGCGGCTGGCACGATTGTGTTGCCTGAAGTCTCGTCTGTACAGGACAGGCAGGAACTGCTGGTGAATTGTACTCAAGCAGTGACCACGCTCACCGTGAGCGGCAACGGCGCGACCGTGACCGGCGCTCCTACGACGCTCTCCGCAAACGCATTCTTCCGTCTTCGGTTTGACCAGCCCTCGTCGGTCTGGTACCGGGTCGGGTAATAGGAGAAACGACCATGGCTGGCACAGTGCCCGCAAATCGCAACTTCGTGACCCCGTTGGCTGCCGGCGCGACGCTCAATGTGTCCGGGCTGGGCACTGTGCAGGTCGTGCCACGCGAACCTGCAGCAATTGATCAATCCGCCCAGATCGTGACGTCGCCGTTCACGACCGTTGGGCCGTTTAACAAGAACGTCGACGTGTTCATGCAGGCCTTCAGCCAGCCTCTTGAATTTCTGTCCATGCAGAAGCCGTCGGCGATTCGGTGGACTGAGCTTGAGTTGTCTACGAACAAGGACGACGCGCAACTGAATATCGATATCATTCAAAGCGCGTTGGACTCCGGTGGGTACGTGGCTGTTCTCAAGCCCGGAATTTACCCCATGGACAATACCACCCTCTACATCGGAGACAACACGTTCTTCTTGTCTTCGTGGGGTGTTACGTACCGGCAAAAACAAGGCCTCAAGGCGAGAATGTTGGCGTGCCGATCCAGTCTGGCGACTCCGACACCCGTATCCCTGGCGTGGACCACGAACGACAGCATCGTGACCGTCACCTGGGCCAACCACGGCCTGACGGACGAGGACTACGTGTGCCTGCAGGGCGCGCAACTGAGTGGCGTGGTGTCGGGCGCTACTCTGGCAAACCCGTGCGTTATCACCGCCGTCGGGCATGGGATGCAGACTGGGGACCGCGCGACAATTTCCGGTGTTGGTGGTACAACGCAGCTGAACGGCAATACATACATTGTGACGCGGCTCAGTGCAGACACCTTCAGCATTTCCAATCTTGTCGGTACTATCAACTCTTCCGCGTTTGGCGCATTTTCGTCCAACGGCACATTTACGAGCGTTCAGGGCGAGTACAACAACGTCTTTCGTGTGTTCACGGTGGTGGATGCCAACTCGTTTACGATCTCGCTGTACGAAACGCCGACTATCGCCCCGAGCGGGTCTGTCACGGCCGTCCGCTGCACCAGGACGTTTGCCGTGCAGGGTGGAACGTGGGATTACGACAGAGCCACAAACCAGGGTTCGCCGACTAACTTGAACCTGCACGCTATCACGCTGCACTACGCGGCGGACTTCAGAGCCTCAGACATCAAGTGCACCAACGTGCTCAAGTACGGCTTCAACACGATGGCCACGGCTGACTACGTGTGCGAACGCATTGAAGGTTCAGGCGTAGCCGAGATTTTCAAGCACTACGGGCCAATCGCAAACGGCACGGTCGATGGCATCTACGGCGACTCGATTGACGACTGCACCACTGTGCAGATGCGCGAGCCGCCGGCGTTCATCAACTACCAGCCGGCGCAGGGCGACATCATCAATCTGACGATTAAGAACGTGAACGTTCGCAACGTTGGAGGAACGGCTTCAGGCGCCATCGTTGTGTACGCGTCGAACCACGATCGGTGCGTGAACCTGACGTATGACAAGGTTATCGCAAAAGGTACTGTGTGCCCGGGCATCCGTATTCGTAATGGAGACACGTTCACTGTTGGTCAGATTGAAGATCTGACCATCATCGACGCAGTTACTTCTGGTAAAGTGACGTCCAACTACAGCATTTTCGCTGCCGACGTGGGCATCAAGGGGTTCAAGCTCGTGCGCCCGAAGTTCGTGCCGGCCGATTTGACTTCACCGTATTTCAGCACGAACGCCAACACGAATATCGAGACCATGCAGGTTGATGGTATGCGCTTTTACAACGAGGCATGGCCAACTGGCGGCGTGGGGTTGTTTGTTCTGAACGGCGTCATGGGGCGGTTCATCGCTGAGAACTGCGACATTCGAGGTCAGAGCGGGCTTGGATTTGTGTCTGTTGGAGGCGGTCAGTTCATTGCTAACATCATCCTCCGGGACAGTAGATTCGAAGGGATCAGCTACGTCGTGGACTGCCGCTCGCTGGCGAACATCTACCGCGAGAACTGCGTGTTCAACAACATCCCGAACGGAGTTCTGAGAATCCAAAGCACCGCTGGGCTGGTGGCCAGAGTCTACGGTTCAGGTCGCAATACCTACGCGGTGGCGACTGAAGCTCTCGTCGTGATCGCGCCAGCTACCGCCGAGGTCTATGACTGGGACCTTCGCATCGACCCGATTGCGGTGACGCAACTGGCCACGACGCCGGGACAGTATTGCTGGAGCACGCAAGCTGGTGCGGAAGCAGGGCCCTGCGTAAGAGTTACTGCAGGATGGGCAGCCCTTGCTGCGGGTGCGGCCTTCGCCAACCAGCAAATCACCTGACATGCAGATCCCCATCCTCAACGGCATTTGTACCGACGCGGCGCCAGACGTCCGGACGGCGTACCCGGTCAATCTCGTGCCCGTCCCAAAGGCGAGCGGCGTGAGCAACGGGTATCTCCGGCCAGCTGATGGCATCGTGTCGTTCGCTACCGGACAGGGCGGGGATCGCGGAGCCATCAACTGGAATGGCCAGTGCTACCGAGTGAGTGGCACCAAGCTCGTGCGGGTTAACGCGAACGGGACGGTCGATGTTCTGGGAGATGTTGGCCCAGGAGCGCCCGTCAAGTTTGACTATTCATTCGACCGGTTGGCAGTCGCCTCAGCTGGAAACTTGTACTACTGGAACGGGTCGCTTCTGCAGCAGGTTACCGATCCAGATCTGGGAACGTGTGTCGATGTCGTCTGGGTGGACGGGTATTTCATGACGACCGATGGTGAGTTTCTCATCGTTACCCAGCTGAATGACCCGTTCAGCATCGACCCGCTGAAGTATGGGTCGTCTGAAGTGGATCCGGACCCAGTCGTGGCACTGCTCAAGGTGCGCAATGAGGTACACGCGCTCAACCGGTACACCATAGAAGTCTTTGAGAACATTGGAGGCGATAACTTTCCGTTCCAGCGCATCGACGGAGCGCAAATTCAAAAGGGCGCTGTTGGTACACGGGCCGCGTGCGTGTTTGCAGAAGCTATCGCGTTTCTGGGTTCTGGGCGGAACGAAGGTATCAGCATCTATCTCGGAGCCAACGGCAATGCCCAACCTCTGGCAACTCGTGAGATCGACCAGGTTCTTGAGCAGTATTCTGAGGCGACGCTGTCAACTGTCGTCTTGGAATCGCGGTTGGACAAGGGGCACCAGCATCTCTGGGTTCGTTTGCCTGACCGGACGCTGGTCTATGATCTGGCGGCATCCCAGGTAGTTGAAGAGCCGGTATGGTTCACTCTGTCTGGTGGACTGGAAAGCCTGTCAGCTCCTCCGGCCGCGTTCCTTGTGCGGTGCTACGACAAGTGGTTGGTAGGCGATCCTGCTTCCACCCGCATCGGCTATCTTGACGACAACACGTCCAATCACTACGGAGAGGCGGTACAGTGGGAATTTTCCACCGCTATCATCTACAACGACGGTGAGTCGGCGCTCATTCATGAGCTGGAACTTGTGGCTCTCACCGGCTCGGTTGCCGAGGGCGAGGACCCGGCCATCTCGACGTCGTTCTCAGTCGACGGCCAGACTTGGAGTCAGGACAGATACATCAAGGCAGGAGCCCGTGGAGTCAGGGCGAAGCGGCTTGTCTGGCTGCAGCAAGGTTGGATGGAGCATTGGAGAATCCAGAGGTTCCGCAGCGATTCTCGCGCCCATCTGTCGTTTCTGCGGCTTGAAGCCCGCATAGAGCCGCTGACGTAACATGGCCACTAACAGGCTTAAGCTAAGTCGTGCACAGCTTGCAGCGTTCCTGAAAGATCCGGAGTCGATCAGGCAGTTCGAAAGGCTATTCGCGGTTGCGGACGAAGACGTCTCGAGCATCACGATTTTGGTTGAGGAGGCGTCGACGGCTGCTTTGTCAGCGATGGCGGCCGCAGTGCAAGCGCTTGACGCGTTGAACGCAATTCGCGATGATCTGGAGTTTGTTGCGCTGTCGCCACCAGTGCCTGAAAGTGGAGCTCCGACAGATGCAACTTACGTTGTTCTGTCAGCAAATACCGCTCTTACGCAGGAGCGTGTATTGACCGCCGGGGCGAACATTACGCTCACAGATGGCGGCCCTGGTGGTGCACTGACAATTGCAGCCTCGGGCGGGGGTAGTTCCGCGGTGAGCGCGTGGGTCAACTTCAACGGAACTGGCGTAGTTTCAATCCGCGATTCTTTCAACGTGACCTCTATCACTGACAACGGCATTGCAGACTACACGGTGAACTTTACCGCGGCTTTGACGGCCGATTACTCTTGGTCGGTTTCTTCTGGAGATGCTTCACCTGGCAATGCGTTTGCCATTACCGCCCCAGCAGTATCGGCGCCAACTACTACTGCGTTCAGATTGAAAATTTACGACGTCGCGCTGGGCGTCACCGACATGCCTTACGTGTCAGCTCAGTTTTACAGTTGAGAGACGATAAATGACTATCACCGTCAAGACTCTGGTTCCCCGCAAGCAGGCTGAAGCTTCACAGACAGCCCAGTACACAGCCGTGAACTGCAGGACGATCATTGACAAGTTCACCGCCACGAATACCAGCGGTTCGAACGTCACGTTCTCCGCGAACCTGATTGCAAATGGTGACAGCGCGGGGAACCAGAACCTGGTCCTCAAGACCAGGACAATCGTTCCGAACGAGACGTATCTGTGTCCTGAGCTGGTAGGTCAGACGCTGGAGCCTGGTGGGTTCATCTCAACTCTGGCAGGTACCGCGTCTGCGCTCACCATCTCAGCTGCGGGGAGGGAGATCACGTGACACAGGTTGTAATCAGCATCCCGCACCTTGAGCAGGAGATGCTTGCTATGCCACAAGCTGAGGTGCCAGTTGTACATCGGTTCGGACCTGGTATCTATATCCGCGAGGTAACTCTGAGGGCAGGCACCATCGCCATCGGGCACGCTCAGAAACACGAGCACACCAACCTGATGCTGACTGGGGCTGTCGCCATGCTGAAGGACGACGGAAGTGTACAAGTCTTGCGGGGCCCGTTGTTTTTTGTGGGTCAACCCGGGCGTAAGGTAGGCTACGTGATTGAGGATACCGTTTGGCAGAACATCTATGCCACCGACGAGAAAGATATCGACAAGCTGGAAGAGATGTTCCTCGACAAGTCTGAGCAGTGGAAGTCTGATCATGAAGCTCAGGTCAACGCAGACAGGCTTGAGAACAACTGGGTCAGAAACGACTTCTTGGAGGTGATTTCCTACGCCGGCTTCTCTCCAGAGGTGGTCAGGGCGCAGTCTGAGTGCGCAGATGATCAGATCCCGATGCCGACCGCCTTTGAAGGCGTGGTGACTGTCAGACCGTCAGCAATCGAGGGACGAGGGGTGTTTGCTTCGTATCCGTTTGAGGCGGGGCACGTTATCGGGCCAGCAGCCATCGGTGGCAAGAGGACTCCTTTGGGCAGGTACACCAACCACCACCCTGTTCCGAACGCCGTCATGACCAAAGACGAGCATGGAAACGTATGGGCGGTGGCGGTGCGAAGAATCGCAGGGTGCTCCGGAGGAAACCAAGGAGAAGAGGTAACAATCGACTACAGGCAGGTGCTGTGCATGCACGGTCTGTGGCCGAATAAAGGTCAAGGAGTGACACAATGAGTGGAGTCGCAACGGCTATCGTGGCAGGAACTGTTGCCACCGGGTATTTGTCAAGCAGAGCCCAGGGTCGAGCCGCGGATTCAGCGGCGGCATCGGAGATTCAGGGCACCGCGATGTCCATCGAGGAGCAGCGCCGTCAGTTTGACGAGGTTCAGAAGCTTCTGAAGCCTTACATCGACGCTGGCTCCGGCGCGCTCGGAGCTCAGCAAGGCCTTATCGGCCTGAAAGGAGACGAAGCTCAAGCTGCGGCCATCGAAGATCTGAAGAGCTCTCCTGAGTTTGCGGCGATGGTAGGCGAAGGAGAGAACGCCATCCTGCAGAACGCGTCGGCCACTGGAGGACTGCGCGGTGGGAACACCCAGCTGGCTCTCAGCAGGTTCCGACCTTCGGTGTTGTCGCAGCTGATTCAGCAGCAGTACGAGCGCCTCGGTGGAATCACCTCCATGGGCCAGGCTTCTGCAACCGGCCAAGCTGCCGCCGCCCAGCAGACAGGCGCCAACGTGTCGTCGCTGTTCCAAAACCAAGGAACCGCCTTGGCCAATGCGGCTCTTGCAAAAGGCAACGCCCAGTCTCAGTTCATCAGTGGTATCGGTGGAACTGCCGGCACCCTTGGAACCCTCAAGCTCTTGAAGGCATTCTGACATGGCCCAACTCAGTAGCTACATCACCAACGTGCGAAGCCCGTTCGAGCAATCTATGGCCGGGGTGCAGCAAGCCCTGCAAATTTCCGGCGCCGTGCGTGAACGTGACTTCATGGACCAACGTGGTAAGCTGATGCAGGCTCAAGAGGCTGCCGCCGGTGCAGAAGCTGATGCCAAGACCGCTGAGCTCAATCGACAGAAGGCGTTCCAAGCTGACGTCGGTACCATCGCCGCAAATCCAACACCGTCGGCAGTCGCGTCGCTGATGATCAAGTACCCGGACGTGGCAGAAAAGCTGAAGGTGTCGTACACCTCACTCACTGAAGAGCAGCGCAACGCAAAGGTGGGGCAGGCGTCTCAGGTTTACGCAGCTCTCAGGGCCGGAAAGCCGGACATCGCTCAGAACTTGTTGGCGACTCAAATCGAGGCCATGAAGAACTCGGGCATGGACCAAGATGCCAAGAACCTGCAGACCTTGTCTGACCTGATCAAGGTGAGCCCAGAGACTGCGACCACCTCGACTGGGCTTTTCCTTGCGTCAGCCATGGGGCCTGACAAGTTCACCGAAAACTTCTCGAAGCTGGAAACTGAGCGTCGGGCAGTTGCCAAGGAAGGTGCTGAGCTCACTGAAGCGCAGGCCAAAGCCAACAAGGCTGCGACTGAGGCCAAGTTCGCTGAGTCAAACGCGATCATGGATATCACCAAGAAGGGTTGGGATATCACGAAGCTGCAAGAAGACATCGCCATCAACAAGGAGAACGCCCGCATCGCTGCAGCCCAGATGGCGATCTCTCGCGAGGGCAACGCTCTCAAGAAGCGTGAGCTGGAGATGAAGGTCGAAGACATGAAGCGCGAGCGCGAAGACAAAGTGCGCACCAAGGTGGCCGATATCGAGTCCGCGAGGACCAACATCGACAACATGCTGAACACGGCCGACCGCATTCTTGCCACGCCGCTCAGCGTGGTTTCGTCAGCCGCCGGTCCTGTGTCGTCCAAACTTCCGACCATCTCGGCTGACACAGCTAACTTTGAGGAGCTGCTAGAGACATTGAAGTCGCAGTCGTTTCTGGCCCAGATTCCTAACATCAAGGGCATGGGCGCGTTGTCCAACGCCGAGGGCGAGAAGCTTCAGGCGGCGCTTCAGAATCTTTCTCTGCGCCAGTCGCCGGACCGCCTCATCGCGAACATCAAAGAGGCGCAGCGTCTCGTCCTGAAAGCCAGGAAGACGTTGTCCACTCGCTATGGCATGCCAGAAACTGTTCCGGACACCCCTGCCGCGGCCTCTCAAGGTGGCGCTGGAAGTCCTGACATCGATGCCATCGTCAACAAGTACCGCGGTGGAGCCACGGGGAACTATTAACTATGGCAACTCTACAGGAACTTGAACAGGCCCTGGTAGCAGCGGACAAGGCGGGTGCGTCCAACGACGCCCGTATTCTTGCCGCCGCCATCATCGAGGCCCGCAAGAGTCGGGCCAATGAGATTCCAGGGGTGCAGGTGCCGGGGACAATTCCTCAGGCTCCGGCTCCAGGAATCATGGACAAGGCGATAGGCGCTGGAGAGACTGCGCTTACCGTCACCACCGGAGCCACAGGAGGAACTCTTGGCGCCTTGGGTGGAACCCTGAAGGGCCTTGCTGAGCAAATCCTGTCTGGCAAGTTCGGAACTCTTGAGGCCAACAGAGCCGTGGAAGAAGCGGCGATGAAAGGGGCTGAGGCTCTTACCTACGCGCCGAGGACTGAGGCCGGTAAAGAGATGACCGCCGCAGTAGGTGACGCAGCTCAGAGTCTCGTGCCTCTCACTGGCCTCACTGGTGAGATGGCCGCCGTAGCTGCAGCGTCCAAGCCTGCGACGCAAGCCATCAAGCCAGCTGTGTCGGCAGCCAAGGAAAAGGTTTCTACCGCCGCCAAGGCGGCCGCGGAAGCCGTGACTCCTGAGTCGATGAAATCGAGAGCGCCAGGTCTGGGCACCATGGGGTCGGCAGGTTCTGCCGGTGTAGAAGCTGCCACAATCCGCCAGATGCGGGCAGACGAGTTGCCTGTCCCGATGAAGCTCACTGAGGGACAGAAGACCCGGGACTTCCAAGCTCAGAGGTTTGAAGGCGAGACAGCCAAAGATCCTGCTCTTGGTGAGCCCATCCGTGAGCGCTTCCGCCAGCAGCGCCAGCAACTGGTTCAGAACATGGACGCGTTCATCGACTCTACTGGGGCCGAGGCGTTTGACGTGACGTCCATCGGCGCCTCTGTAGACAAGGCGCTGCGTCAGAGAGCGGCCCGCGACAAGGCGCGTATTCGCACCCTGTACAAAGAAGCGGAGAAGGCGGGCGAGATGGAAGCGCCTGTGCAGATGGATGACCTTGCCAAATTCATCGTTGATAACCAGCCAGAAGCTGAGGTGGCCAACGTGCTCAAGGCGGCGAAGGCCAAGGCAATCCAGCTCGGCGCCCTGGTGGAACTTCCTGATGGTACCTTGGCAGCGGCCCCTACGTCCTTGAAGAACGTTGAGCTGCTTCGCAGGTCCATCAGCAACGCCACGAACGCTGAGCCGACGAACATCAAGTTCGCCACTGATTTGAAGCGGCTCATCGACACCGCCACCGAGGGACTTGGTGGTAACCTGTACAAGCAGGCAAGGTCGGCAAGAGCCCGGTACGCCAACAACTACGAGAACATCGGGCTCATCAAGAACTTGCTTGGCACGAAGCGCACCTCAGCTGACAGAGCCATTGCAGTTGAGGATGTGCTTCGTAAGTCTGTCATGGAGCCGTCAACGTCGCTTGACACTGTGCGGCAGGTTCGCCGGCTACTACAGACTGAGGGCGACACCGGCAAGCAGGCATGGAAAGACATCCAAGGCGGTGTTTTGGCGGAGATCAAGGACGCTGCGACAAGAGGTGTCGTCAGAGACGAGGCAGGCAACCCAGTCGTGAACGTCGGCAGGATGAACCAGATCATCACACAGCTGGACAAGACAGGGAAACTGGACTTCGTGTTCGGCAAGAAAGGCGCCGAACAAATCCGTACGCTGAATGAGGTGGCCAAGGACGTGCTGGCTCCGGTGCCAAACGCCGTGAACACGTCAAACACCGCCAGCGTGATTCTAGCCGCCATGGACATGGCCATCAGCGGAACTGCTGGGATGCCGGCTCCTGTTCTCAGCAGCATGAGACTGGTCGCCAACGGAGTGAAGAACAACCGAACCAGAGCCAGGGTCAGAAAAGCCCTAGGAGAGTGAGATGCAGTCAATTCAATCGCCCCTTCCGCAGTTCTTTGATCTTGACGGCTCAGCGCTCGACGCTGGGTACGTCTACATCGGCATCGCCGGAAGTAACCCTGAGACCACCCCTGCCGACGTCTTCTGGGACATGGCTGGCACGCAACCTGCTGCCCAACCACTCCGCACTGTCGATGGCTACGTTTCAAGGACCGGTAAGCCGGCTCTTGTTTTCACGACTGAGTTGAACTATTCTATCTCGGTTCGTGATCGCAAAGGGCGCCTCATCTACTCGACGCTGAGCATCATCCCAACAGAGTCGACAACGTCTGCCGTTGTGTCGGCGCTGTACTTCTTGGGTGACCTTGACACTGGTTTTGAGCACCCATCTGATGGCACGATCGTCGTGAAGACGAACGGGCTTGAGGCGTTTCGCTTCAACTCGTCAGGGGTAATCACTCAGTCGCTGCCATCAGGTGGTGAGTTTGCCGTCCTTGGAAGCTCGGCAGCTGGGTCAGAGTCGGGGATGCGCCTGAATCAATCGAGCGCGACGTCCGGTATCGCCCTGCGCCTGTCGAACTCTGGTCTCAACGTACAAGCTACGCTGCGAGGCCGTGGTGATGGTGGACTGACGGCGTATGTAGGACAAACGTCTGGGGCGGCCAACACCAGCGGTATTCAGGCCTTCGATATTCAACCTGATGGTAACATTGTCGTCGGCAACAGTGGCGTGAATAGTGGCCGTATCGTCACATCTTACAACGTCGATACAGGGGCTTCGGCTTACGCGCGCTTCACGGCGCAGTCAGACGGTGGGCAGGCGCATTTTCAGGTGAACTCGATTGCCGGCGGTCGTGCCACGTCGCTGTACTCGAACGTTGGTGGAAACTTTAACATTTACACCCAAGGGGCGAACGTCCTTCAGTTGGGCACCAACAACATCCCGAACCGCATCGTCATCGGCGCAACCGGTGGAATCACCTTCAACGATAGCCTTACGTTCGCTGGCGGCGCAGGAGTTACCGCCAAGAACATCGCCAAGGCCTGGGTCAACTTCAACGGTTCGGGCGTGGTCGCCATTCGTGACTCGTTCAACGTAACGTCAATCACTGACAACGGCGTGGGTGATTACACCGTAAACTTCACCGCCGCGCTGACAACTGGGTACGCTTGGAGTGTTTCTTCAGGACGTGGCGGCGCGCTGAAAGGGCTGACTCAGGAATCCCCTTATCAGGCTGCACCAACGACGACCACGTTCCGGCTCGTTGCCGGCTACGATATTGCCGGAGGCGACAACGACCCCGCCTACGTGTCTGCCATTTTCTACGGAGCGTAAAATGAACAAGGTGATCATCTACAATAATGGTGCCGGCATCTCGGTTGTCTATCCAGCCCCTAACGCGCGGAGACGGATTATTGTCTCAGAGGCGGTGACCCAGCAAGTAGAAGAGCAGGTCACGACCTACGTTCAGGAGACGGACGAAGAGACTGGGGTTACCACGTACACACCAAGAACTCAAACCGTCAGCCGCACGGTTGAGGTGACGCCCGCCGTCTATCGCGATCAGACAGACGAGGAGTTCCTTGTCATGGTGGCAACCCAGTCTGTACCTGCAGGAGTCTCCCACCAAGTTGTGGACATCGACGCCATCCCGCAGGATCGCACCTTCAGAAACGCATGGAAAGCTGACGGAGACAGAGTCGTTGAGGACGTGGAGAAGGCCAAGGAGGTGGCCAAGGATATTCTGAGAGCGAAACGCGCCCCGGTTATGAACGATCTCGACGTGCAGTTCATGAGGGCTTTGGAAGAGGGTAAGCCCACCGCGTCAATTACCGCTGAAAAGCAACGGCTTCGCGACATCACCAAGATTGTTGACGGCGTCTCCTCACTCAGCGAGCTGAAGGAGATCGCAGCCAGCGCCGTTCAAGCGTCGAGGTAATGGTGAACGAGCAGCCTCCACCCACTATCACCACCGCTCTCATTCTTCAACTCATCGCCAGCATCAACAACAACACGGCAGAACTTCATGAGCTCAAGAAAGAGGTGGAAAGTCTGGCCAAGGAAAAGAGATCTCTGGCAGTCGACGTTGGTTGTATGAGCAAAGGCATTAACGAGTTCAAGGCTAAGTTTGAACCGTATCTCATCGACGCGGTTGACAACAAGAAACTCTGGCTGGGATGGAGGCGCGACTGGATCAAGATGTCCATCGGAGCCGCCATCGTTTGTGCCGGAGGTTTCGCCATGTACGTTGTAGGAGAGATGGTCATAACTTGGGTTGCCCAAGGTCTGGCTGCAAGAGCGCATAAGTGATTTCTGAATACCTGAGAACTCAACTTAGGATCATCGCTGGTCAGGTGCCTGACGGTGACGAAGACTCGGACGAGCCGCTGGTGGCCCAGTTCGGGTTTCCTAGGGTGAGCTCTCAGGACGCGGACGAGATTCTGGCGTACGAGGATCTTGTTGAGTGGGTTGCAAGTCTTCTCAACGAGCATGGCTCAGAGAAGACTGAGCGGCTCTTGATGATCTACGCCAAGCTGTTAAAGACTCCATCAGCGATGGAGACACTCCAACTCGTACAAAGGAAAATGGCCGATGCCTCTGCCACTACTGATAGCGCCGCTTCTTAAGGCGGGACTCGGCCTGGTCGCCAACGCGGCCCTTGCCAAAGGCAAGGAGTGGGTCGAAGAAAAGACCGGAGTTGAGCTGGACAAGCCTCTGTCAGAAGAGTCGATCGTCAAGCTTCGGCAGTTCGAACTTGAGAACGAGCAGGAACTGCGTCGGTTGGCCATCGAAGAAAACAAGTTGGACATCGAGGTGTTCAAGGCCGAGGTGGCAGACAAGGGTGACGCCAGGAAGCGTGACGTCGAGTTCCTCAGGTCTGGGAGAAAGAACTACCGCGCCGACTTCATGTTTTTCCTCGCCGTGCTGATGATCGCCGGCATGGTCTGGATCGTGTGGAAAGATCCTTCCATCAACGAGTACGTGAAAGGCATCTTCACCCTCGTTCTCGGCCGATTCCTAGGGTACCTCGACAACATCTACAACTTCGAGTTCGGAACCACCAGAGGCTCCAAGGACAAGGACGACACCATCAAGCAACTGAGTGGAGGTTCAAAATGAGCCCACTGATTCGAGCCCAGCACAAATTCCTCATCGACGTCAGCAAACTCATCATCTGGGCCAACACCAGAGACTGGGTTCTGACCGGAGGAGAGTTGTTCAGAACCGTGGAGCAGCAGCGGATCCACGTCAAGGCCGGCAGATCCAGAACCATGAACAGTCAGCACGGCATGAGGCTGGCCATTGACTTCAACATCTTTGTTGACGGTCAGCTCTGCTACGACAAGAAAGTGCTGGCACCGATGGGGGCGTTCTGGGAGAGCATGGATCCACTGAACTCTTGGGGAGGTAATGGGATCAAGCTCGTCGACACCCCTCACTTCTCAAGGGGCATCGACAAGCCTGAGTTTCGCAGGGTCACCTAGTCAGGATACTTCTGCCAGAACCGGCCTGCGGTCTGCCACAACTCTCTTGCCGGGTGCGGGTACTCCTCCTTGAAGATGATGTAGTGGCAGGAGGTGTTCAGGAGAAGCTTCGTGCAGGTCATGCAGGGCGACGTGGTAACGTAGCACGCGGTAATCTGAGAGACATCCCTGCATTGCAGGAGCGCGTTCTGCTCAGCATGGATCGCCTGGCACATGTCAAGGTTGGTGCCGCTTGGAGATTGAGCTCCTGGACAAGCCCACCGATAATGGTCGTCGATGACTCCAGGTTCGTTGCAGTGCGCTAGACCAGCGGCCACGCCGTTGTACCCGGTCGACAGGATGTGCCCCTTCTCGTTGATCAGAACCGCCCCCACCTGACGCCTGAGGCATGTGGACCTCAAAGCGCAGATTTCGGCGATCCTCATCGCCCAGTCGTTGATGTGTATCCTGCTCATGCCAGGCTCCACCAGCGGAGACTGACAGACCCGTCCTTGATCTCTCTGAGGGTCTTGAAAAGCTCGTGCTCGCTCTCCCAGAGAACGTCAGGGGTTTGCGGGTAGCCTTCACCGATGGCCTTGTTGTGGTATTCGACGCATCTTCCAGCATCCACCTTGTTGGGCTCGTACAGGTGGCTGTTGGCCATGGTCAGGTAGAGACTACCAGGCTCCACGGTTTGATCAAACCGGGAATCGTGGTTCAGCCTGCAGCAGACCAGATGCGCCAGCATGCTGAAGTTGAACACATCGTACGGAAAACCCAGCCACGCGTCTGACGACCGCATGAACACATGTGCGTTCAGGTAGTTGTCTCTGACAGAGAAGAAGATGCTCACCGTGCACGGAACATCCTTTGTCTCAGGCGGGTTCTCTCGCCAGATGTTGATGCCGGCCTGACGCGAGTAGGGATCAGCGCAAAGCTTGCTGATAACATAATCCAGCTGCCCAACGATCTTGGGCCCGTACGCGCCGAAGAAGGTCTGGCCGTCGTCGGAGAAGTTGGCCATCCGACTGTTGTACGGCGCGATTGTCTCCACTCGATCATCACCAGTGAGGATCCAATGCGCCTCGGCCGCCATGAACCTGTAGTTCAGGCTCCTCAGCTGGTTGACTACCACCGGGTACCGCATGTTCATGACTACGGTATGGTGAAGAAGCTCCGTGCACGAAAAGCCCCTGGGGCGGGATGGAAGCCCCATCATCAGGATGGTGTTGAGAAGGTTTGCCCACACGTTGTTTGCTGTTCTCATGATTCTCTCCTAGATCATAGATATCAGTCTGTAAGGCCTGTCGAAGTGGAATCTCTTCCACGCCTGCGGGTGCGGCACCAGATCATGCTTGACCATCCTCTCAGTCAGCCTAGAGGAGGCGACACGGCCCAGAGCGATGATGCGTCGAGTGCTGCCGTCGCCCAGCATCGACAGATCTTGATCCGAGTTCACCCAGAGAAGATCTTGCTCCTTCACGTTGGCAGAGGCCAGTTGCCTGGTGAGCCACCTGCTGCAACCAGCGTCGCCAAACGAGGCAAACGGCCACTGGTAGAAGGTGTCGTTGTCCTTGTGGTGTGCAAACTCGTCACCTACAAGAACCACGTTGGCCGCCAGGTTGCCAGCCGACCTGGTATGAAGAGGATGGCACGACCAGGATACCGCCGACAGTAGGTCTCCGTCCAACTCGCCTGTCTCGTAATCGTACAGCATCGTGGGAAGTTCTGACTTCACCTCGGCGTTGTAGATGTCGTAGACCTTAGACAGCTGAATGTCGTCATCCAGCATCTCAGTGGCTCGCCTTGCCATGAAGTTGGCAATGCACACCTCCTTGTCAGGCAGGCACAACACCACCGAGGCCCCGCATCTCATGGCCAACCTCTCCAACATCCTGACGTCTGCCGGATCCAGCCTGTTGGCGCCACCACGGAACACGCGGCCGTAGGGAATCTCCGACAACCAGCATCGGTCAAGGACCACGTCCTGATAGCCCATGAGAGCAGGCAGCATGGCCTCTACGTACATCCTGGCCAGCCCGAACGTAACACGCGGCATGGCTGGGAAGTGCACGTAGAGGGCGTTGTGCTTTACCCTCAGCTGATGGGCCAGTGTGGTCTTGCCAGCTCCATCAGGTCCTTCCACGATGTAGACTCTCTTGCAGGTCTCCATGGCTACTCTCCAAGGATCTGGCGGATCTTGTGCTCAGGAGGAACGAAGCCCGGAGGCTTGACCACGTCAAACGAGGAACCTCGCTTCGAGGCATCGGCACTGGGCGTTCGCATCTTGCTCATGTTGGCGTTGTGCACCGCTGCAAACGCCTCATTCCACTGACCTGGGAAGACCCCCATGAAGAGAGCCGTCCCCATGGCGACGTAGGTCAGGTCAATGAGGGCATCGAGGGCCTTCACCTTGTCTCCAGCTTCGCAGGCTTCCTTGAACTCGGCCAGCTCCTCTTCGAGGAACCCAGTCCTGTACTTAAGAACCTCAGGATCGGAGAACAGAAGGTTGTCGTGGCCCAGAGGAAGGCAGAAAACCAAGTGAAACTCGTACACCTTGTCCATCTCAGTCATTTCAGTCTCCTGCAAACCCAGAGATTGTTCCTGGAGTGGTCGGGGTACAACGGAGCGAAGATGCAGCTGATCGCGTCGTTGTCATAGTACTTGGCCAGTCGGTCCTTCACGGCTTTGATGGCGGTCTCAATCTCCAAGTTATCATAGACCTTTCCAATGTGCTTGATGTCCATGAAGGTGCCGTGCCGCTGCTCCACCGTAAGCCCAGCCTTGAGCACCGCCTTGTACAACTCATCCACCGTGTACTCGTGGATGTGGTTGGCGGCGTGGCGCTTGCCGTCGTAGCACGGGGTGGACATGAGCATGATACCACCAGGCTTCAGGCAGTTGAAGCAGGCCTTTAGCAACTTGGCACCGTGTTCCACCTTCATGTGCTCGATGACTTCATAGTGGACCACCACGTCGAAGCCCTTGGCGTTGTCTCCAGTCAGAAGATTCTTCCAGTTCTCGACGAAGTTGAACTCACCGTGGAACGTCAGGCGCTGGCTGTTGGAGGGCTTCAGCTTATTCAGATCCACCCCGGTGTAGTGGCCAACGTGCGGAGCAGCGCCACCGGTCAGGATCTTGCTGAGAGGCCTGTCTTCGCCGCAGCCGATCTCCAGGACATTGTCCTTGGCGGTGATGAACCGGCGGGCGAAGCTCCAGCGGAAGAAATGGGCGGAGTAGTCCCGGTGCAGGGTACGCCCATGACCTGCCTCCCTCAGTTGAGTGGTGTCGTATTCGCGAACGTCGCGTTGAACCTCACGTGTCTTTGGCATCGTAGTGTCCTCCTTAGGCCTTGGCTTCGGGAGGGTTCTTGCCCATCTTCTTCAGATGGTTGCGGTACCACTTGACGTAACCCTTCTTCTTGTCATCGAGGCCGAACTTCTCCTGGACCTTGGCGAAGATCTGGTCATCGGTCAGCTTGCCGGCCATGATCAGGTCTTGGAACATCTGGGCAGCGGTGTCACGAGGCGCCTTGGTCTGGTTGTCGGACTTGGGCTGCTTGGCTGCCGGCTTCTCCTTGACTTCCTTCTTGGCCGGCGCGGGCTTCTTGGACGCCGTCTTGCTGGAGGCCTTCTTCTCTTCGGCCGCTTTGGCCACGTCCTTCTTCTTTGCAACTGCCATGTCAATCTCCTTCTGACTCAGTTTAACTACGGATGAAAGAAAGCCGATGGCTTCCTCTGTGGCACCGATGGTTCTGGCGTACGAAGCGTAGAGCTCTGCCGCCTTCTCGATCGGGTACTCGAGCATCGGTCGATACCGACTGTCGAATTCTTCAACGGGCATTGATAGTACCACGAGGCCACTCTCAATGTCCAAAGGGATGTACTTCACGTCGTCAGACCTGTCTACCGCGATGCAGGTCCTGCGCTCCCTGTCCATACAGGGGATGGGGTTCCACTTCTTCACCACTCTGACTCTCCCGATAGTTGGTCGGCGATGACAGACAGGTCCAACAGGCCCTGCATCAAGGCCTTACCGTGGTCCGGCCAGTAGGTAGGCCCGTAGATCTGCCAGTTGATTTCAACCAAACCGCCCTTCTTGGTAACTCGGCCCTTGGGCTCACCATCCACTAGTAGCTGAAAGATGGCGACCCCATCGCGGCTAAGATCCTCAATCTGGATCTCAGCCATTGGCCGACCCCTGGCGCTTCAGGAAGCCGCGGTACCAGGCGGGGTAGCCGCGCTTCTTGTTGTCCTGAAGGTTGAACTTCTCCTTGATGTGCTCCCAGATCTCCTTGTTGGTCTTGCCGGCAAGGATCATGGACTTGCAGATCTCGCCGATGCCTTCGCACGAGCGCACGGTCTTGTTCCGGGGACGGTCGTAGTTGCGGCCACCGCCGGCGGACTTCTTCTCTTGCGCTTGGCCAGCCAGCGTGAGCAAGTCGTCGAAGGTGCCGACCACCTTCTTGGTAGCAGGCGCTTGGAGAGAGGCCAGGTGGGCCTCGGCGCGCGCGACTTGGCACGCGAAGGTACCATCAGTCAGCTTCTCGATAAAGAAGTTGTAGTCACGGGGCTTGATCCCGATCTTGCGCAGCACGGAGGTGGCAGAGTCGCGGGACTTGAAGATACGGACGGCGTCAGCAGATTTCATTTGGTTACCCTCAGCAAGGTAGTTGATTACGGGGTCATTGTAGTGTGCAATGATCCCGTCGTACACAGTTACGCAACAACATTGAACCTGAAGTGCACCATCGCTTGGACGGCGCGCTCGCCAACGAACACGGGGAAGAACCGACCATCTTCGCCAGTCATGATGAAGTACTCAAGACCGTTGACGTTGGCCCAGGAGGATTCCTCAACCGCCTTGACGGCGTTCTTGCGGGTTGCGTAGGTCTTGACACCTTGAAGATTCAGAAGCTTTGCCATGATCGTATCCCTCAGCATCCCCGAGCAGAATTGCTCGAGCGTGAGTACATTATAGTGAGGTTCACAGCTGTTGTACACAACTATTTTCAACTTCTGCGCAACTTTTTGAGGGCATCAAACAATGCCCTCTGCCCTTTGCTCTTCGACTTCAGCGCCGCATAGATGGCTGAATCAATGGTGTCTGCCGCCATCAGATAGTGAACAAACACCTTCGAGTGGTTGTTGCCCTGTCGCCACACGCGCCCAATGAACTGGTCGTGCATCTCCAGATCCCATGTGAGACTGTACCAGCAGATGTGATTGGCCGCGCCCTGAAGATTCAGTCCCCACCCAATGGACTGAGGCTGACCCAGAAGCAGAGGGATCTTGCCCTCGTTCCAGAGATCCTGCAGCTCCTTGGCTCGCTTGTGGCTGACACCGCCGCCGATGAACGGAACCCCTGGGAAAGCCTTGGTGATCCTCTCAAGGTCGTGGCCGAACTCGTACGCCACCAGCAGAGGGGAGCCTTGCAGCTCATCCACTAGCTCCTCCAACGCGGCGGTCTTGGCGTCGTGGACGTTCAGCCACTCCTTCTTAGACGACGGAAGCTTGAACAGGGTCTTCACCTCCTCATCGACGTACACGCCGCCATTGGCCATCTGCCGGCACTTGGACGAGGCGGCGGCTGCGGTAGCTGCCGACACCCTACGATCCAAGATCCTGGTCACCAGGTCATCCTGCACCTCGGTGTAATATCTCATTACATCTCCAGGAAGCTCGACCTTGATCTTGTTCTCAATCAGGTCTGGCATGTCAAGATAATCTTCTGACGACATCCTCAGAGCCAGAGGAGCCACCCTGTCGTAGATGATCTTGTCGTGCCCTTCCTTCAAGGTCCAGGAGAATCCGTCCCAACCCTGGTCGAAGTGCTCCTGCCTGAACTTGGTGATGAACCTGCCAAGAGCCTTGCCGCCGTCCAAGATATAGCACTGAGCAAACAGGTTGATAAGTCCGTTGGCTGCCGGCGACCCAGTCAGGCCCCATCGACGAGGTATGTACTTGATGGCCTCCTTCATGAGGGAGAACCTGCCGGTGTTGGTGTTCTTGAACTTGGAGAGTTCATCAATGATCAGAAGGTCGATGCCGAGGTCCCTGACTCTCTTGGCGTCAATCTCGTACACCGTCTTCTCTTTACCAGCTCGATTGGTGAACTTGGTCTTCTTGACGTTGAACAGCCACTCGAGGCCCTCGGGGTTTATGACGAAGATGTCAGCATCCTCGGCAAGGAGCGCGTCTTTCTTGGGCCCATGCAAAACCACCAGCTTCAGTCCGGCGAAATCCTTCCACTTCTTCACCTCAGCCGGCCACACGCTGTGACAGACTCGGACCGGAGCGATGACAAAGATCCGACGAATGATCTTCTTTTTCTTGAGTATGAGGGCCGCACCCAGCGAGATGCTAGTCTTTCCCAGACCTGGATCTAAGAAGAGCGCAGACGCGGCTCGCTCGATCAAGAACTTCATTGCTTTCTTTTGGTACCCGGCGGGCACCCACTGCAAGCCTTCTTCTACAGGCTTCGATAACGGCTTGGAACGCGTCAGCGACATTGTCGTGAACCTCCACCTCATATCCCAGCGATGTTAGGAACTCATGGATCTCTTTCTGCTTTGGCCGCGGGAGTTCGCCAAGCCTCTTGAATTCTACCAAGAACGGACTCCCATTAGGGAGCCAAAATATCCTGTCAGGGAATCCGTTCTCAAAAAACCTGACCTTTGAATTCTTCACGCCGAGATGCTTCCAACAAAGATAGCAGGTTGTCTCTTCAACGTAGGCTTCCTTGTGCTTCACGGAGTCGGCTTGAAGCCCGCAAAGATCTTGCTGGCCACCTGCGCCTGATAGATGGCGTCATCCAGAGCGTTGTGGTGGGTGCCTTCCCTCTTGATGTCTGCTCCTATGTCGGGGTGTAGCGCCTTCAAGGTGCGGAAGCACCGGTTGCGGTAGAACTTCCACGCTGGCGTGATACCGCAGGCCTTGTAAGCCGCCGCCAGAATGGTGTTGTCGAAGTCAGAGCCGTTGCCCCACAATTTGACGGCGTGGAACTTGTTGAGGTACTCGTTGAAATCAGTGAGAGCCGTGTAGATGCTGACCCCTCCTTCTGTCGCCTCAATCAATGCTTCTCGCGCGTCCAACGACTGGCGACCCCACCAGGCGAGAGTGTCGCTGTCTTCTTCCAGACCCACTGTGCGGCACGAGTTCCTGTCCACCACCACGTAGAAGCTTTCCTTGCTCACCTCGCTTGAGGTGAAGGCTACAGCTCCTATGGAGACGATGCCGCAACCAGCGGCAGTGCCGTACGTCTCCAGGTCCACCATCACGTTGCCGATATCATACACCGTCATCAGTTTTTCCATGCTCGCCTCAGTATTTGCACTGGCCGCCGCCGGCAGCCTTGTTGGACGCCCGGTAGAAACACCACTGGCACTTCGTGTTTGGCGTCGGCTTGAACGAAGTGTCCTTCATCATCTTACGAACCCGAAGATCCCACGTCTTCTTGAGGCGGACCAAGTCTTCTCTGGTGTAGGAGAAGTAGCCGCGCAGCGGATGCACAACGCCGTAGTCGACGTAGACGAGTCTGGTCCGAACCTCCTTGATGTGCGAGTACAGAAGCAGGGCCGCCAAGGCGTACAACTCCAACTGCTCCTCGTAGTCGGACACCATGTCATCCCTGTACTTGCCAGTCTTCCAGTCGGACACCAGCAGCACGTCGTCCTCAACATGATGGGCGCAGTCGATCTTGATCCGCACCCAGCAGTTGACCCAATCATCCC